TTTGGTGGAACAAAAACAGCAACTAACGGAGATTTTGTTGTTCAGTTTCCAACTGCATCTAGTTCTGCAGCTATTATTAGATTAGGCAACGCGTAATATTTTTGGAGTAGTAAATGGCATTTGTATTAAATGACAGAGTAAAAGAAACTACCACTACTACAGGCACAGGAACTATTTCTTTGGCTGGTGCTGAAACCGGCTTTGAAAGTTTTGTATCTGGTATTGGTACAACTAATAAAACTTTCTATGCTATAGAATTACCAGGTAATGCTGAATTTGAAGTTGGCATAGGTACTGTTACCGATGCTAGTCCAGATACTTTATCCAGAGATACGGTTATCTCCTCGTCAAATTCTGATAGTAAAGTAGATTTTTCTGCAGGAACAAAAAATGTTTTTTGTACTTATCCTGCATCTAGAGCACCGTCTGCAAGTATGTCGGCCTCAACTTATGCTTTTAATCACTCATCAACTTTGTCTGATGATCAAACAATTAGTAATGCAGTATTAGCAGGACCAGTTACAGTAACTGGGACTCAAACAATAACAGGAACGGTAGTAGTAGTTTAATGTCAAAGATAGAAGTAAATGAAATAGACGCACAATCAGGCACTACGATTACCGTAGGGTCAGCATGTAAATCAGTTGCTGTTCCAGGTAATGTTGTAAAAACAAATGCTGTACAAGCATCTGACGGTGGTAATATTGTTAGTCAATCTGGCACTACGATTACTTTAGGAGCTAGTGGAGACACAGTTTCACTAGCTAGTGGAGCTTCTCAATCAGGATTTGGTAGAGCAGGTTCAGTTGATTGGCAGACAAGTATTAAGACATCGACATTTACAGCAGCAGATGGTGAAGGTTATTTTGTAAATGCAAGTGGTGCTATAACTATGAATTTACCGGCAGGGACAGCAGGAGCTATTGTTGCGGTTTCTGATTACGCAAGAAATTTTGCAACACATAATTTAACAATTTCACCAAATGGTTCACAAAAAATTGGTGGAGTAGCTGCTGATGCAACATTAAATGTAAACGGTCAAGCAGCGACTTTTGTATATGCGGATGATACAAATGGTTGGATTAATGTTCAAAATGCAGAAGATACAGAACAAGGAAGTCCATTTATTGTAGCAAGTGGTGGAACAGAATCAACATCAGGAAATTTTAAAATTCACAAATTTACAGGACCAGGGACATTTACAGTTTCAGATGCCGGGACACCTGATCAAAGAGTAGACTATTTAGTTGTCGGTGGCGGTGGTGGAGGTGGTGATGGAGCTGGCTCTAGTGTCGATGGTGGAGGCGGCGGAGGTGCCGGAGGTTTTAGAGCATCTTCTGGTGCATCATCCGGATGTTACACAGCAGGTCCCGGTCCATTAACTAATGGTGTATCAGGTCTAGCAGTTACAGCAACAGGTTTTCCAATTGCAGTAGGTGGTGGTGGAACAACAAATGTTGACGGAAATGTAGCTACTTTTAGCACAATTACATCTGCAGGTGGTGGCGGTGGAGGAAATGGCTCTACTGTAGCAAAACCTGGTCGAGATGGTGGAAGCGGTGGTGGAGGAAACTCATCAAATGGTGCTGGAGGTTCTGGTAATACTCCTCCCGTGAGTCCGTCACAAGGAAATGATGGTGGTGATGGTTCTCCTGGACATACAGGAGGAGGTGGTGGAGCTGGAGGTGTTGGTCAAGACACACCTGGAAGTACACCAGGAATTGGTGGATCAGGAGTAACTTCTTGTATAACAGCTAGTCCTGTCCCACTTGCATCAGGTGGAGATGGATCACCAACAACAGGACCAGCAGGTTCACCTCAAGCAGCTAACTCTGGAAAAGGTGGCCCAGGTGCAGGACATCCAGGTAGAGCAGGAGGAACAGGTGGTAGCGGAATTGTAGTAATAAGGTATAGGTTTCAATAATTATGACAAGTACAATTAAAGTAAATACGATACAAAATACATGTGGAGCAGACATCATAAAAGAGTCTGGCAACACTATAACTATCGGTGCATCAGGAGATACAGTAACTTTAGGATCAGGTGCATCACAGACAGGTTTTGGAAGAACAGGGACTGTTGATTGGCAAACAACTAAAAAAACAACTGCTTTCACAGCAGTTAATGGTGAGGGTTATTTTGTAGATACTGCCGCTTCAGGAGCAGTGACAATGACACTACCAGCATCACCAAGCGCTGGAAATATTGTTGCAGTAAAAGATTATAATGGGAATTTTGCAACAGCTAATTTAACAATTGGTAGAAATGGATCTCCGATTAATGGTGCCAACGCTGCTGATGTAACTATAGAGACTGCGGGTGCCTCTATTGTTTTAGTTTATGTAGATGCAACTCAAGGATGGGTAGCAACACAAGATGATTCATCAATTTTTGCTGGACAATCTTTTATAACAGCCACTGGTGGTACAATAACTACTTGTGGTAATGACAAAATTCACACATTTACAGGTCCTGGAACTTTTACAGTTTCTTCCATAGCAAGTTGTGCAGGAGATAATTTAGTTTCATATATGGTCGTAGCAGGTGGTGGAGGTGGATCATCAGGAACAGGATGTGATTCTGGTGGTGGAGGTGGAGCAGGAGGATTTAGAGAAGTTAAATCTCCGGTTACTCCTTACACAGCGAGTCCTTTATGTGGACACGGAACTCCAGGTAATAGAATAACGGTGACAGCAACAGGTTTTCCAATTGCAGTAGGTGCAGGTGGAACAGGAGGACCAAGATCTCCAAGTGTTGTAGGAACAAATGGAGTAAATTCAACTTTTTCATCAATAACATCAGCAGGTGGTGGTTTTGGTGGTTCTGGAGATGGTGGAGCAACATCTCCTTTAATTGCAAGAGCAGGATCTCCTGGTGGTTCTGGTGGTGGTGGCGGAGGTGGTTCTGGTTGTAGTTCTGCAGGAAGAGGAGCAGGAGGAACAGGTAATACTCCTCCAGTAACTCCAGCACAAGGAACAAATGGTGGAAATGGTCACGTGGGATCACCTGACAGATCATCAGGTGGCGGTGGTGGAGCAACTGCTGCCGGCACAAATTCAGCAGCAAACGTTTCAGGACCAGGAGGCGCAGGAGCAACAACAAGTATTAACGGTTCAGCAACAGCTTTTGCTGGTGGTGGCGGAGGAGCAAGAGGTTGCACAGGAGGATCAGGTGCAGGAGGATCTGGAGGAGCTGGCGGTGGTGGAGCTGGAGCAGTGGGTGGATCAGGATGCGGAGGATCTCCTACTCCAGGAACTGCAGGAACAACAAACACTGGCGGTGGTGGCGGTGGTGGAAATGGTCCAGGTGATGGTGGCGCAGGTGGATCAGGTATAGTAATAATAAGGTATAAGTTTCAATAGGTAAATTATGAGTGAAGTAAAAGTAAATAAAATTAGTCCAAGAACAAATTGTGGTACTGTTACGTTAGGAGATAGTGGCGATTCATTTGTCATTCCTGCTGGTGCAACAATTACTAACAATGGAACTCAAACAGGTTTTGGTAGAACAGGTACAGTCGATTGGCAGACAGGAGACATTAAAACATCAACATTTACAGCATCAGACGGTGAGGGTTATTTTGTTAATACGACTTCAGGTTCAGTGACAGTAAATCTACCAGCAGGAGCAGCTGGTGCAATAGTTGCTGTAGCAGACTATGCAAATACTGCAGATACAAATAAAATTGTAATAGCAGCAAATGGTTCTGATAAAATTCAAGGATCAGCTAATAATTTTGAAATTACTGTAGAGGGAGGATCGGCTACCTTAGTGTTTGTAGACAGTACTCAAGGATGGAGACCTACAGATGCATCAACAGCGTCTTCAATAACAGAAGAAAGTAATTTCATATGTGGAGCAGTTAGTGGTGCTTGTAATACTTTAACAACAGCTCCTTGTTGTTCTAATGTAAAAATTGCAACTTTTTTAGGTCCAGGAACTTTTACTGTTAATTCAGGAAGTGGAGATGGAGCAAAAGTAGATTATTTAGTAATAGCAGGTGGAGGAGGAGGCGGTTCAACTGCACTCCCACCATCTAGTCACGGAGGTTCTGGTGGTGGAGCTGGTGGATATAGATTTACTACTGGAACACACACAGGATCTTATACAGCCGCACCGTCTCCATTAGTGCCATTAGGTGCTGCCAGTTTACAACTTACACCAGGAGCTTTTCCAATTACAGTAGGTGGTGGAGGAGCTGGACTAGCTGCACAACCTAATCCGTCCACTATTGCACCAGGAGTTAAAGGTTCAAATTCAGTATTTTCAACAATCACATCAACAGGAGGCGGTGGTGGTGGAACAAGAGGATGTTTTCCGGCTGCTTCTCCTACTAAAAGTGGAAGTGATGGATCTCCTGGAGGATCTGGTGGTGGATCAAACACAGGTTCTTGTGCGGGAGCAGGAAATACACCTCCAGTAACTCCACCTCAAGGAAATGATGGTGGAAGTGCAGGTCAAAGAGGTTCACCTGGTGGTGGAGGAATTGGATCTGTTGGAGCAAATGGACAACCAAGCGACGCGGGTGGAGATGGTGGTAACGGTGGATCCGGTGCTTCATCAAGTATTACAGGATCCTCTGTCGCAAGAGGTGGTGGTGGAGGAGGTAGTGGTACTCCTGCAAAAGGTGTAGGTCAAGATGGAGGGGGAGATGGTGGATTTCCACCAACAAATGCAACATCAGGAACAGCCAACACAGGTGGTGGTGGAGGTGGTGGTACAAAAGCTACTTCTGGTTCACCTAGTTCAACTGGTGGTAGTGGTGGATCTGGTGTAGTAATAATAAGGTACAAATTTCAATAGTTGAATGGTAATTAAAATTAATATATAAGGAGAAACATTATGGCACATTTTGCAAAATTAGGAGCTAACAGTAAAGTTATTCAAGTTTTAACTTTGAATAATTCTGATATGCTTAACGCTGATGGTGTTGAAGATGAATCAGTAGGTCAACAATATTTAGAGACACATAATAATTGGCCTGCACAAATGTGGATTCAAACATCTTATAACACATCACAGAATACACATAACTCTGGTGATAACTCAAAAGCATTTAGAGGTAACTACGCAGGCATAGGTTATATTTGGGATGAAGATGATCAAATTTTCTGGCCTAAAAAACCTTACGCATCTTGGGTAAAAGATATGACAACCGCAAGTTGGAAGTCACCAATCGGTGATGCCCCTGAATTAACTGCAGAACAAAAAGCACAAAACACTCCAGCAGATGAAAACACTCCAGCCACTAACGCTTGGACTTATGTTTGGAATGAAGCTAATCAATCTTGGGACTTGACAGACGGGTTAGCATAATTTATATTTGGTGGTGGTATGCAAAAGAAAGTATTATCTGAGATAGCATTATATTATGGTGATGTGGCAATGCCTAAAGATTGGGACATTGA